TCGTGTAACCTTCGGTGGTACAAAGAAAAGCTAATTATTTAGTAATTCCTAAACCAACGAATTATATTAACCGTGACTGGAGGTCCGCAAGGACAGGTCACTTAAGGAGACAAATAAATATGGCAAATACTAGCACAACGGGCTATGGATGTAGACAGGCTATGACAGTTGGAAATACTCCAGCTACAGGTGGTCAGTCTGAATTTATAGTTCAAGGCGGAGGTAGCCCAGGGGCTACTATCGCTATTTTTAAAGGTGCTCCCGTAGGAATGCAAACAGCAGCCGGTGGCGCTGGTGTTCTTGGATACGTTCAAGATCAAACAGCTGCTCTAATGACTGATGGTATTGTTGGTGGGAATACGTGGGCACATAGCACAGCTAACACTAACCCAAGCTTAGGGGTTTTCAATGGTGCATCTTTTATTGATGCAAATGGAAAACCAACTTGGACTAACGGTTTGGCAGCAGCTCAAACTTCAAGTGTAGATTACAATACAGGTAATAGTTATATTACTGCTTATGTAAATACTAATCCACACCAAGAGTATGTAGCGAGAGCCGACGCAGCAGTAGTGATAGGTAGTTTCAATACATTGACGGACGTAGGCTTCAACTTAAATGATGCTGGAGCAGGCGTACAAGGTCAATCTGATTGTACACTAGATATCAGCGCAGTCGCAACTACTGGTGTAGCCGATTATATGTGGAAACTTGTAAGATCAGCAGATGTTGAAGATCAAAAAGATCTATCAGCAGCTGGTGCAGATATTGTTATCGCTTACAATCCGCAATCAAACGCTTTCTTAGCGTAGTCATAGAATAGGAGATAAAAAATGGCAATATCAAGAGCACAACTAGTTAAGGAACTAGAGCCAGGTTTGAATGCACTATTCGGCTTGGAATACAAACAATACTCGCAAGAGTGGACTGAAGTATTTAACACTGAATCATCTGACAGAGCTTTCGAAGAGGAAGTAATGTTATCTGGTTTCGCAAATGCGGCAGTTAAACCTGAAGGTCAAGGCGTAACATTTGATGATGCGCAAGAAACTTTCACTGCGAGATACACAAATGAAACGATTGCATTAGCATTCGCTATCACAGAAGAAGCTATCGAAGATAACTTGTATGACAGACTTGCGTCTAGATATACAAAAGCGTTAGCAAGATCTATGGCGTCTACTAAGAATATCAAAGGCGCAGCTGTTTTAAATAACGGATTTGATTCGAGTTATGCTGGTGGAGATGGTAAGGAGCTTTTTGCTACTGACCACCCTACACTATCAGGCACGTTTGCAAACGAGTTAACAACAGCTGCTGAACTTAACGAAACTTCATTAGAACAAGCGCTAATCGACATCGCAGCGTTTACTGATGAAAGAGGCCTTAAAATTGCAGCACAAGGAACTAAAATGATAATTCCTTCGGCGCTTCAATTTACTGCTGAAAGACTTATGAAATCTGAAGGCAGAACAGGTACTGCAGATAACGATATCAATGCATTAAGAAGTATGGGAATGGTTCCGCAAGGATACGCTGTTAACCACTACTTAACTGCAACGAAAAAATGGTTCGTTAAAACTGATGTACCAAATGGTCTTAAACATTTCGAAAGAACACCTATCGCGACTAAGATGGAAGGTGACTTTGATACAGGCAATGTAAGGTACAAAGCTAGAGAGAGATACGTTTTCGGATTCTCTGATCCTAGAGGTGCCTTTGCATCAAATGCGACGTAATCAATAATTATTTTTGTGGCGGGACATCGTTCCGCCACAATTACTAAATAAAGGTATGTGATGAAGAAATTCCTAGTCAAAATCAACGCTTATCAATATCACGCAGAATTTGAGGTTCTTGCAGAGGATAGTGTTGAATCTATTGAAAATTCAATAGTTGACAAAGTAGGAGAAAAAGGTGTAAAGTGGGAATATCTTGGAGAAATGATGGATCCCAAGGTAAAACGAATAACCTATGAGGAGGTTGTTGATGGTACAAGACCTGTACAAACAAAAACGGTCCTTGGAGTTGAAGTGGCAGTTGGAGTATGAGCAAGAAGGCAAATATACTCTCGATATGGTCAAAATTGATAACGCGATTAAAGACGTTATTAAGGATATAAAACTCGAAGAGGCTAAGATAGCAGATAGACAAAATAATATTGAAATGTCTGCACCTACAGTTTCAGTAGCTACTTAAAAGCTACATTCTAAAAAATCACAACATAACTAGAGCCCTCTTGCGCTCTATTCAAATCTACGATATAAACTAAGCACTATACATTTTTAATAAACTTAAATGTAGACGCGTATAGTCGACAACCCCTAGGGACTACATTTAAATATTCTAGGAGGAATATTATGGCAACAACTACATTTTCGGGACCGATAAAAGCGGGCACGATTAGAAATACAACTGGAACAACACTTGGATCTGATATTAAAAATACAGGTCAAGTTGTAATGTCTCAGTCTGCAGCGATTACACAATCTACAACTGCGGCGGCTTCAGGAATTGTTATTCCTGCAAACAGTCAAATTGTAGAGATGTATGTATATGTCACAACTGCGTATGATAACTCAGCAACTTTAAGTATTGGAACAAGTTCAACTTCAAATGAACTTTGTTCAGCAGTTGCGGTGTCAACTATCAATACAATCAAATTAGCGTCACAAGCGACAATTACTGATGCAGATGCGTGGGAAGATATTGGAACAACAGATGTTAAAATCTTTACTGATTCTTCTGCGACGACTTCAGATACAGGAGTTGCGACTTTAACTGTAACATACGTTCAAAATAATAATTTGGCGTAATAAATAATTAATAGTGCTCCTTCGGGAGCACTAAATTAAAAGGAGAAAAATTATGGCAGGCGGAGGAAGTTTTACAAGTGATCAACAGGCAGCCCACGCTACGGGGGATGGACAATTGGTTCCAGCAACACAAAGAGCTAGAGTAACTTATATTCAAGCAGCTGGAGTAGCATCGGGAAATGTAAAATTATATAATGGTACCGGCACTGGTGCGGGTAATGTATTACTCGCTGAGTTTGAATTTGATGTAGACGGATTATCTGTTTATGTACCAGGTTCAGGAATTTTATTTGATGCGGGTGTTTATTTAGATTTAACAGCAACACCAGGCGTAACTATTCTATATACGTAAGGAAATAAATGGCGACGATTACTTACACGGTCACTGTCGCGAGTGGCACTAATGCCTTTAGCGCTAGTAACCCTAAATTTTTTATTAATGGAGAGGTTAGTCCTGTCTTGTATTTACAAGAAGGNAACACCTATGTTTTTGATCAAGCTGATTCTACGTGTACAGGTTATTTAATAGCTTTTTCAACTACTACTAATGGAACCTTTACAACAGGCGGANTAAAATATACTACNGGCGTTACAGAAACAGGAACACCTGGAACTGCAGGAGCTAAAACTACAATTGTAGTTGCTCCAGTTAGAACTGTAGGCGCTCCTCTTTTATTTTATTATGATGGCGGTGGCGTAGGAACTTCTGGAATGGGTAATAGTGCACAAACTATTGCACCTACTTCNGAGACNACAGAATTNAATCCACAAATAGATGACGTTATTCAAGAAGCTTTTGAAAGAACAGGCGTAAAGGGAACTCAGACAGGTTATATGTTAAGGTCAGCACGTAGATCTTTAAATATAATGTTTCAAGAATGGGGTAATAGAGGCGTTCATTTATGGAAAGTAAAATTAGCTAAAATACCTTTAGTATTAGGTCAGGCAGAATATAGTTATGCATCTGATTCAGAAAATTTTCCTAATGATATTAGTGAAGTATTAGAAGCATTCTACAGAAATAATTCTGTAACAACGGCTCCTTCAGATATTGCTTTAACTAAAATTGATAGGTCAACTTATTCACAAACACCAAATAAATTAGCACAAGGAACTCCTTCACAATATTATGTACAAAGAAAATTAAATCCAAGTGTATTTTTATATACAACACCAAGTTCAAGTGTATCTAGTACGAGTACCCCAAGTAGTTACCAATTTTGTTTTTATTATTTAGCAAAAATTCAAGACGTGGGAGCTTACAATTATACATCCGACGTTGTTAACAGATTCTATCCTTGTATGATGTCTGGTCTAGCTTATTATTTAAGTTTAAAGTTTTCACCAGCTATGAGTCAAGAATTGGAAAGAAGATATGAAAGTGAATTACTTAGAGCATTAGATGCTGACAACCAAGGTACGTCTACTTTCATTTCACCACAAACATTTTATGGAGATGGAGTATAATGGNNGGNTATGCATCAGGTAAAAGATCTTGGGCGATTTCTGATAGATCGGGATTAANATTTCCTTACACAGAAATGGTAAGAGAGTGGAACGGAATGTTAGTTCACACTTCAGAATATGAACCTAAGCAACCACAGTTGGATCCCAAACCAGTTGGTTCTGATCCGCAAGCTTTATGGAATCCAAGACCCCAACCAGCTTCAACAGCAAGTTTAATTTTATTAACTGTTGATCCATTCACTACTGTTAAGTACGGGGGAACAACTTATGTAAATGTTTATTCGCTTGATCATCAAAGATCAACGGGAGACACTGTAAGATTAAGAGGAGCTGCTCAAGTAACTTCTGCAGGAAGTGGTGGAGCAGATGCAACTAATCTACAAGCTTTTAGAAGTATACCTACTTTTGATAATGTGAGTGATATTGATTCAGCNACAGGATTTACAATTACANTAGGACAAAAAAAATCTGANGGNAGTGTAACAACTGCTCCAGGAACTTTAACTTCTCCTGAAAATTATTTTTTCTTTACAAGTACAGATACGGCCACAAGTGGAGGAATATTAGGAGGCGGCTCTAATGCATCGGCGGG